CTATGCCGGCCAGGCGATCGTCACCGCAAGCTTCCTCGACGCTGCCGGCAAAGTGCTGGGCAATCCGGGCGAACTGTCCGGCGTCACCGCCAGCGCGCGCGGCAACGCCAACGCCTTCATCGCCAAGTCGAACAGCGGCACGGTGCCGGCCGGCACCCGCTCGATTGCGGTGCAGCTGCAGTTCATCAACACCTCCAGCTCCACCAACGTCGGCTACGCCGACAATCTGTCGCTCACCTTGTCGACGCCGGTGCCTGCGCCGGTCCTGGCAGCGCCGGCATCCACGGTGCCAGCCTTCGACCACGTGTTCTTCGTGATGATGGAAAACACTGACTACTCGCAAGTGATCGGCGACACCACCAATGCCCCGTTCATCAATGCACTGGCGCAGGGCGGCACTTTGCTGACCAATAACAGCGGCGTCTATCACCCCAGCGACGAGAACTACATGGCCGTCTCGGGCGGCGACACTTTTGTCACCGGCGCGATCTACTATCCGAACATCAAGGTCGGCGCCAGCCACATCGGCGATCGCCTGGAGCGATCGGCAAAACCTGGAAAGCCTACGAGCAAGGCATGGGCACCCCGTGCAACACCAAGAACAACGTCGACAGCTATTACCAGCCGGATGACGCGCCGTTCATCAACTACACCAACATTTCCGGCAATCCAACGCGTTGCGCGGCGCATCTGTTCGATACCACCCAGCTCACCACCGACCTGCAATCGGCCGCCACCACGCCGAATTTTTCCTGGATAGCCGCCGACGACAACGCCGATGGCGAAGCCTCCGGCAACGGTTCCGCCAACAGCCTGCAGGTGCAGGATGGCTGGCTCAAGCAAACCCTGCAGCCGATTTTCGCCTCGCCGGCATGGACCAGTCAGCGCTCGCTGCTGATCCTGACCTGGGATGAATCCTCGGGCAGCGCCACCAACCACATCGGCGGCATCGTCTACGGTTCGCAAGGTCTGGTCGGCAGCGGCGCGCTCAGCACCGCCAGCTACAACCACTACAGCGCCGGCCGCACCATCGAAAGCGCACTCGGCATCAGCCCGCTGACCGCCAACGATACCTACGCCCAGCCGATCAACGACGCTTTCACGCCCAACGCAAAAGCCGCGGCCTCTTCGCTGAGCGCCGCCATGCCGAATGTGCAGCAGGGTGAAAATATCGCTTTCAACTTCAGCACGACGCTGGCCAACACCAATTCGTCCAACTGGGTCGGCATCTACCCGGCTGGCAACAGCCCGGGCACCAATAGTTCCACGATGTGGCAATACGTGGGCGCACAAGGCGGCGTGACTGCGTTCAGCACGGCGTCGCTGGCGCCTGGGACTTATACGGCGTGGTATTTGTACAATGGCGGGTATACCAAGCTGGCTGGGCCGGCTTCGTTCGTGGTTAGCCAGTAAACGCGTCTTTGTTCTAAGCGCAGGACCAAAAGCACTTGCGAGAAATCGCGGTGCTTTTTTTATTTTCAGATTGAAAAATGAACTGGAAAGCTATGCCTTTGCGAGGCATGAGCATGCTTATGCCGCAGCCTCGATTGTCGATTTCTTTGCCCAAGCCCAGAATGCCGGTCCGATGATGCTGCCGATGGCTTCCTTGTCAGCGACCCATTGGCGAGCGACTGCAATGTGCAGGGCATGGTCACGGGCGATTGCCCCGATGGTGTTTTCGAGGAACACCTCCCTGTTGGTGGCTGTGACAAGCTGCACGATGAAGTTCTCGACGTCGGAGTCGGACATGGTTGCGGCGCTGAAGCGTGGCGGATGCAGTTCTTTGTCGAAGTCGATGCCACTAGTCTGGGAGTAGGCTGCTGGAGTCATCCGGTCATATTTCCATTGCGCCGACGTGAGACCATCCATTTAGCTGCTCCTTGTGACGAGTAGTTCAATGAACATATTTTAGCAAATACTAAATATTAAGTAAAGTTAAAACTAAATCCTGCGCAGTCCATTGTCGGATCCAGCATGGTCTTGCAGTGGAATTGATTGGAGAAACGGGTCTCGCGGGGATTGATATAGATGATTAGTTAACTATCTTTTTTTTATGAAAAGATAGTTAATTATTCATATACGCGAGGAACCAGCCTAGCTACCTGGCAGAAGATTAGCGTGTGCTTTCGATCGTTCCTCTTGATCGTAACGGCTTGCCATTGATCAGATCAAAGGCCGCCTGTCCCGCTGCGGTCGCGCACGCGGCCGATCACCGTGATATGCGTTACTACCATGTCGGGGCTGACCTCTTCATCCTTGTACTGCGGATTGACGCTACGCAAAACCAGGGTTCCGTCCAGCCGCCGGCTAAGATACTTGACGCGCAATTCTTCGCCATAGCGAATCGCGTACAGCCGGCCGTCCACCACGGTGGTTTCATCCTGGTTGACTAAAATGGTGTCGCGCGCAAACAGCAACGGCTCCATGCTGTCGCCCGAGACGCGGAATCGCCGGACCCGGCTGGGATTGATGCCGTATTTCTGGAACCATGAAAGGCGATAGGTCGCCGGCTCTTCATCTTCGATCAGTTCATACATTGCAGCACGTCCGTTCCCAGCACTGAATTCAATTTTTGACTCCGGCACGTAAACAAAATCGTCCAGTGGCGTGTCGTCCGGATGGACTGCCGAGACATGCGATTTTTTTGTGTCGATCCTCGGTGCTGGGGGCGGCGCAGCCAAAGGCTGTTCGCTCGTTCCGGAGCTGGCAGGGGAATCGAGGTACATGTCCCCCATCCGATAGTCTCGCTCGAGCCGACGCGCAGATTTCTCTCCGAAAGAGGAGGAGCCGTTAATGAGCTGAGAAAAATAACTTCTTTCTTCGCTCGGCGTGCCGTGCTGTGCAGCCCACTTCCTTAAATTTTCTCGCCGAAGCTGTACTTTATCCATTTGCCAAGTTTAGTCTTTTCTAAATTAGTATTCACTTTACTTTACGTTTAGTAACAACTAAACTATAGCACATGGGCGCAAGCATAAATGTTCCTGCTGAAGATGAGCGGGCGACCAGGTCCGCCAGTGACTCTATGTGCGAGTCGATTGCACAAGAGTCGAGACTGCATGACTTGATGCAGTAAAGGATATGCGCCGGTGACGGCAGGTGAATCAACGTGAAACAGCGAAAGGATGAACTATGAAATTTGCACAGCAATATTCTCGGGCTACATATTCCAGCAATCTGCGGAGCGACAAGCATCATTCGGACGTCGATAAGCTGGCCGCCGTGGCGCTTTCCAGCGAACTAGGAACATTTTTATTTCGTGTGAAGTATGCAAATGATGCGACGACGTATCCGGCGTTGCTGCTCAAATGGCAGGAGATCGTCGGCAAAAAGGCGCTCCGTCGCCACTGGCCTAAGCACATCACTGCGCGCAAGGTGGCGACTGCATCGCTGGACTACTGGCTGAACGATGTCTGCCAGGCGTGCAGCGGCAGATGCTTTGAACCCTTGGCAAATACCCCGACAGTGCTGTCCGATATCGCATGCCGGACTTGTCAGGGACGGGGCAAGAAGCCGCTGGTATGCGAGGCCAACTGGCGTGATTTCATTCTTCAGCTGGCGGATGAACTGGAGGACCTTGCCCGCAGCGCTGCCGGGGCCGCGATGCGGAAACTGGCCTTCGACATGCATATCTAAGCGCCTGGCATCGGAATAGCCGCTGCAATAGCCGACGCGGAATGAACGCAAAACAGACTTCCGCGAACCCAAGTGTTCGCGGGTTTTTTTGAAAGAAATAGGGGCCTCGATTCTTTTTTAATTTTTTTTTAAAATGTTAGTTGCACTGTACGTATATACAGTTATATAATGTAGTCACTGCCTGCCGATGTCTTCACTGCTTGGGCTTGCATAATTTGGGTTCACGCCACCGCACCGGCTTAGGTCAAGCCGCTTTCCTCTGGTGGAAGAACTCGCTCAAATTTTTATCATGCCAATATAAGAGTTGATTCATCATACGGCGCTGCCACTTTCCAGATAGGTTGGGGTGGCGAGAATCACCTCCTGTATTGGTAAAGCAAAGCCTCGCGCCTTCATTGGTCCGGGGCTTTTTTGTTATCCAATATTCCTTGATCTGTTTTGCTTCGGCGAAGCGTTCACCGTTCGGCCGGTCAGGATCTTGAACGGCATTGATTGCCTGCCCGTCTTCTTTAATCGGGACGCGTTTGCAATACGTGTCGATGTCTCTGTTCGACGGCTGGTAGTGCAACTTGCAATGGGCTGATGCCCTTGCTTTTTTAGGAGCAGTTAATGGCAAAGAATGTAAACCTGCATGCGCGGGCTCTTTCAGGTGGTTCCGCCAGGCGCATCACTTGTTCCTGGTCGGGAGATGCGGATCGGCGCTGTGTGGATCCCTTATATGGCGCAGGAGAGGGCAATGGCTAACTCGGCAGAAGGCATTGTCCTGAATGCGATAGGCGCGCTTGCCGCAGGTTGCGTTTATCCAGACATTGCACCGGACAACTCAGGGAGGCCTTACATTACCTTCCAGGCCGTCGGCGGACAATCCCCCAATTTCCTGGATGGCAAGGCCGACATCCAGAACACGCGCATGCAAATCAACGTCTGGGCGACGACGCGCACGGAGGCAGTCGAGCTGATCAAGAACGTGGATAGCTTGTTGACCAGCGCACCGGTCAATGGCGTCCCGGTCAGCGCACCGGTAAGCAGCTACGATCCGGTCGCAAAGTTGTACGGTTCCAAGCAGGAAATCAGTATCTGGTATTACCCGTAACAAGCCACCATCCGGTGGCTTTTTTTCCATATAGCCCGCCCAGTGCGGGCTTTTTTATTTGTGAGGCTTAAATATGACTACAGCAATCAGCGCGCAAGGCAGCAAACTCGAAATTTCCAGCGCCACCCAGGCGGCAAAAAGCATCACCGGCCTGGCGCTCGGCTTCCCCACCATCGTCACATCGACGGCCCACGGCTTCAACAATGGCGACGTGGTGACGTTCGCTGCGTTGGCCGGCAATACTACCCTGAACGGCTTGACGCTGGTGATCAAGAACAAGACCGCCAATTCCTATGCCGTGGACATTGATACTACTGGCGGCGCAGCCTATACCGCCGGCGGCAACGCTACGCCAGTTGCCTGGATCAAGATCTCGAACCTGCTGACCTTCAAGGGCTTCGATGGCCAGGCCGCTGAGCTTGACGCCACCAATCTCGACAGCACTGCAAAAGAATACCTGCTGGGCCTGCAGGACAACGGTACGTTCACATTCGACGTCCACCGCGATTTCGCCGATGCCGGCCAACAGGCTGTCGATGCGGCCAAGCGCGGTGCGACCTTGAAGTCGTTCAAGCTGACCTTGCCGAACGCGCGCACCAAGACGTTCAACGCCTACGTCAAGAACAGTCCGCTGGAAGGCGCAGTCGACCAGCTGGTGAAAACCACTGGCGTCAACCTGCGCATCACCGGTGATGTGGTGGATGCCTGATATGACCATGCTCTCTAAAGAAGCTATTTTGTCGGCTCACGACATCCGCACCGAAGATGTTGCTATCCCCGAATGGGGCGGCAATGTCCGCATTGCGGTCATGTCCGGGCTGGCGCGCGACAAGTTCGTCGAGCTGCAAGGCGACGGTAAATCTGCATTCAGTGAATTCCAGGCGCGCTTGCTGGTATCCACTGTGGTCGACGGCAGCGGCTCGCCGCTGTTTGCCGATGCCGACATCGAAGCCCTGCGCGGCAAGAGCAAGGCGGTGCTTGACCGTTTGATGGCGGTCGCCATGCGTATCAACAGCCTCGGTCCAGACGCCGCGGAGGAAGCAGAAAAAAACTCCGACGCCGCCCTGAGCGGCGCTTCTGGCTCCAGCTCTCCGTCGATCTAGGGATCCCGGTAAGGGAGCTGCAGCAGCGCATCACCAGCGCGGAGTTTGCCGAGTACATGGCCCTCTACCGGATCGACGGTAGAGGGCCGCACTACGACGACCTCCGCGCTGGCACGATTGCGTCAATGCTGGCTAACATCAATCGCGATCCGAAGGCGCAGCCGGAAGCGTGGGGAGCGCTCGATTTCATCTACTGGAACGAATGCCACCACGGTAGGCAAGCCGCCAGCGCGGTCTTGCTGGACGATCCGAACAGCAATCGCGGCTGATCGATTCGATGATGTTTCCGCAAAAGGCATAGGTACGGCGAAACCGCCCCGTCGCAACCCCGCAGGCTGGCTTGGATGGCCTGCGGGTGCTTGTTTCGGGCAGCCGCATGGGCGACGGCCTGGAATTTCTCCGGGTACGCCGGAACCGAAGAAACAAGCTGCAGCCGGTGCGGTTGCCAGCGTCATTCAAATGAAAGTGAAGTATGGCAAATGACACCATCATCCGCGTTACGGCGGATACGACGGCTATACCTCGGCTATAGAACGGGCCAGGCGGGCGGGAGATATTTTCCTGTCGTCACAGGAAGTTGCTGCCAAACGCATGCAGTTGATGCAGGCTGTGACCACCGAGTCGGTAGCAAACGGTAGCGACGCCAGCATACGCAAGACTAATATGTTCTTGCAGTCTTTGATTAAAGAAGCCGACACCGCTGGAAAAACACGTGTTGAGCTGCTACAAATGCAAACTGCTCATCTTGACGCAGCTAGTGCGGCACAGGATTACATTAAGAAACAGCCGACGCATCGGGGAGTTCTCAGAATTTTGGATTGAAGATTGCTGGTGCGCGAAAAGAGCTTCTTGCGCTCGCTGATAGCGCCCAGCACGGCAATTGGCTGAACTTCGGTAGTTCGCTGATTGACCTTGGCGAAAAAATGGGCGTCATGACTGCAGTCATGAGTCCTGTAGGACTTGCCATCGGTGGTGTAGCAGCTGGAATTGGCGTTGTTGCCATGGCGGCCGTCGAGGGCGCTGCCGAACAGTCGAAAATGAACGAAGCATTGACGATGACTGGCGATTATGCCGGTGTGACTTCAGGGCAGCTACGCAATCTTGCACTCGACGCCACGGCGACAGGTGGTAGCATTGATGTAGCCAAAGAAGCGCTGATCCAGCTGGCGTCCAGCGGAAAATTTACTTCCGATCAAATAGGTTTGATCGCCGGCGCCGCCACCAACATGGAAGAAATGACAGGGCAGGCTGTCGGTGTGACAATCGGCCAATTCAGCAAGCTGGCAGATGAACCGGCGCAGGCATCCATCAAACTGAATGAGCAGTATCACTATCTCACGCTATCAGTTTATGAACAGATCACGGCCTTGGAAGAACAAGGGAACAAGCAAGCGGCAGCCAATTTAGCTGAGGAAACCTACGCGTCGGCAATGAACGCCAGAACTGGCAGGCTGCGCGATAACCTGGGGTCTATCGGCCGTGGTTGGCTTGAGGTGAAAGAAGGAGCCGCGCAGGCATGGGACGCCATCCTTGGCATAGGTCGTAAGCAGACTCCTGAAGATAGCATTCGCAAGATTCTCGGAAATTACCAATACACGTTAACAAACAATCCTGGTCTTGCCGATAGCGAGGCAGGAAAACGTTATCGTGACAGTACTATTGCGCAGCTAACGCCGTACTACAGCGAAAAACAGGCTGCGGATAAGCAGGCGCAGGCGGAGTCTGAAAAGCAGCAGGCCGAAGCTAAGAAAATCGCTGCAAAGGGACGCATAGAAAATTACAACAAAGAATTTTCTGACCCTTCCGAAAAACGGAAAAAGGAAGTCGACGAATATACGAACAGTGCGAATACGCTCGGTATTTCAGAAAAAGAACAAGCCGGAATCATTGCCAAGATCAACGGAAAATATAAAACTGGGTCGTCAATCCAGCCCCGGATTGCCCAGTCTGTTTCCAGCCAACCTAAAGAATCTCAGGATGACGCAGCGCGGTTTCTTCAGCAACTTCGTGACCAGGATGCGGCTACGCGTGCATTGCTTGAATCTGGCAACAGGTTGACTGGCGCTGAGAAGCAGCAAGCCGATTTTCTGCAGAAGATCGAAGGCTTCAAGAAAAAACCTGCCCTGACGGCGGACGAAAAGAGTCTGCAGGAAAAACAGGATCAGATCAAGCTTCAGTTAGAAGAGAATGTATTTTCTGAAAAAAAACTGAAGAACGTTCAAGAGATTCAGAAGATACAAGAACGCTCGGCGCAGATCAATGCGCAGATTGCTAGTTTCGAGCAGGGCCAGAGCGAACAGCATCAGGCGGAACTCGATGCTGTCAGCATGGGTGTCGAGGCGCAGAAAAGAAATGGCGCCGTCAAGTCGATCAACAAGGAATACGAAAAGCAGCAACAGCAATTGGACAGCGCTACGCCGGAAGACAAGCGCAATTCATCCGAATATCTTGACCAGAAAAAGACCATCCAGGGGCAGCTCCAGCAATCGCTCAAGGAATACGATAAATATTATGCCACCCTGAAAGAAAAGCAGGGCGACTGGCGCAACGGGGCAATGAAGGCCTTCTATGATTACCAGGATACGGCCAGCAATGTAGCTGCCCAGGCGGGAGCTGTGTTTACCAATGCGGCGAAAGGGATGGAGGATGCCTTGTTCAATTTTGCCATGACCGGGAAACTGTCGTTCACCGACATGGCCAAGTCCATCATCGCCGACATCGCCAGGATGCAGGCCAGGGCCGCTGTTTCCGGTTTGTTCAATATGGCAGTCAGCGCGATTGGCAGTTATTTCGGCAGTTCGTCCTATGGTGCAGTTGATGGTGCCCAGTCAGCTAGCGGCGGTGATTTTACAGTCAATCCACAATTTCATGCGAATGGCGGATTGGTTAGCGGTCCTGGGACGGCCACTTCAGATAGTGTTGCCGCATGGTTGTCAAGCGGCGAGTTCGTCAACAACGCCGAATCAACCAAGAAAAACCGCGGCATCCTGGAGTGGATGAACAACGGCGGCGACAGCTCCAAGCTGGGGCCGGGCGAACCCGGCGTGGCAAGCGCCGGACGGGCGAACGCTATGGCCAATGTTGGCGCTGCAGCAGGCGCCGCAGTCAATGTCGTTACCAATATCACGATCAGCGACGCCGGCACCAGTTCTGAAACCAAGGGCGACAGCGGCGCTGTCGGCAAGCAGATCGGCGCCATGATCGAACAGACGCTCAAGGGCCTGCTGGTCAAAGAATTGCGCGATGGCGGGATTCTCTCTAAAACACGAATGGGGTATGCCTGATGACTACTGAAATCTTCACCTGGTCGCCGAAAGTCGACGCTACCGGCACCGTCAAGTTCCGGGTGCTGTCGGCCCAGTTCGGCGACGGCTACAAACAGACCGCGGCCGACGGCATCAACAACCGCTCCGCCAGCTGGCCGCTGTCATTCACGGACAGCGTGGCTAACATCGCGCCGATCAAGGACTTCCTGGATCGGCAGGGCGGCTATAAATCATTTGCCTGGACGCCGCCGCTGGGCGCCCAAGGCTGGTACAAGGCCGGCGAATACCAATACACCTCGCACGGCGCCGGCAATTGCACTTTGTCGGTAACTTTTGAACAGGCGTTCCAGGCATGATTACAGCAGACATTCAGGCCCTGGAAGCAGGCGCCAAAGTAGAACTGTTCGAACTCGACGCCACCCGCATCGGCGGTGACCTGCTGCAATTCCACGGCTATACCCAGGCCGGCTCGATCTGGTGGCAAGGCCGGGAATACACGCCCTGGCCGATCATGGCGGATGGCTTCGCCAAATCTGGCGAGGGGCAGCAGTCGGCGCCGACCCTCTCGGTCGGCAACGTCGACGGCAGCATATCGGCGTTGTGCATCCACTTCGACGACCTGGCCGGCGCCCGCCTGGTGCGGCATACCACGCTCGGAAAATACCTTGACGCGCGCAACTTCGCCGATGGCAATCCGGAAGCCAATCCGCAAGAGGAATTCCCGCTCGACATCTGGTTCATCGAGCAGAAAACCAGCGAAACCAGCGAACTGGTGGTGTTTGAGCTTGCCAGTGCACTAGACTTCAACGACGTCCAGCTGCCAGGCCGCCAGATCATTGCCAACGTCTGCACCTGGCTGACTAAAGGCGGCTACCGCGGACCGTATTGCGGCTATGCCGGCGCAGCCATGTTCGACAAGGACGGCAAGCCGGTCGTCGATCCGGCCCTGGACCGCTGCGGCGGCCATCTTTCCGACTGCAAGAAGCGCTTTGGCGAATTCGAGGTGCTGAACTACGGCGCCTTTCCGGCGGCAGACTTGATCCGCAGTTGACGCAGACAGGGGAAATGCAGGATCACGGTAAACCTGCCTTGAGCGGGATTTTTATTAGGGGAAGAAAAATGCAGCAAGCAACTATCGCGGCGATCAATATTCACGCGGAATCAGAATACCCGCGCGAATGCTGCGGCCTGGTAATTGTGATGAAAGGACGGGAAAAATACATTCCCTGTCGTAACGCTGCGGCCGGGACGGAACACTTCATTTTGCCCGCGGAAGATTATGCAGAGGCAGAGCTGCTGGGTGAAATCACCGCGGTCGTGCATTCGCATCCCGATGTGCCAGCTGCGCCGAGCCAGGCGGACAGGGTGGCATGCGAAGCGTCCGGCCTGGTCTGGCATATCGTGCGGGTAGACCAGGTGGACGGAATACCGGTCGCTGGCGAAACGGCGACGCTGGAGCCGGTCGGTTACGTCGCGCCGCTGGTCGGGCGTACCTTCTCACATGGCGTGCTGGATTGCTATCAGCTGATCGTGGACTGGTACAAGCAGGAGCGCAATATTACACTTAGGCAGTTTCCACGCGCGGACGATTGGTGGAATGACGGGAAAAGCGATCTGTACACTGACGGTTTTCCGCAGGCTGGATTTGTGGCGGTCGAGGACGGAGTGCAGCCGGAGGTCGGGGATGTGATATTGATGCAGATACGTAGCAACAATGGTGTGCCGAATCATGCAGGTATCTATATTGGAGACGGATTAATGCTCCATCATCTTTATGGCCGATTGTCGTCGCGCGATATTTATGGTGGTTATTTCCAAGAAGTGACCCGGAAAATTCTACGACACAATAGTTCTGTTTAATGATTGTAGTATTATTTCTGTAAATCAATTGTTGGAGAGGCGATGCGAGATTTTTTAGTGTCTGTAGGTTTTGTGATGATGATTGCGGGTTGTTCTTCTGTGCCAGTTGATCCAGCTACTGCAAAGAGAGTGCCGCAGGATCGGGTAGCGGACTACACCTATACATCACCAAAACCCAATACCCGTGAACTGATAATCAAGCGTGATTCCGCCATGGAGGCTTCAGGTGGAGACACACGGTTTTACGTAAACGGAATTCGTACTGCAAATATTGCGAACGGCGAAGTGTTGCGTATTTATCTACCAGATGGAAAATATAGATTAGGTGTGAAAACGTCTGGACTCGATGAAAGCAATCGCCCAATCCAAGAAATTCGAGTACTAGTTGCGGAGAACGAGGATTCGGTATTTCGAATATTTTGGGGAGCGAATGGATTTTCCATACAACCCAGCAGTTTTTGAATAAATCTATTGATCATCTTCGATGACGGTCTTTTTATATACGCCAGCCTAATCCGCTGGCTTTTTTATTTGGAGTAACTATGAAAACTCAGCTTCGTACAATCCGATTGTATGGCAGGCTAGGGATGCAATTCGGACGCGTTCATAGATTGGCAGTAGATAGTGCGAAGGAAGCAATCCAAGCAATGTGCGCAGTGTTACCTGGCTTTGAGAGAGAGTTAATGACAAGCAAAGACCGTGGGCTGACTTATGCAGTGTTTCTTGGTAATAGAAACATAGAAAAAGATCTGCTTAATGAACGACTCGGAGAGTTGGACATTCGTATAGCACCGCTTCTTATGGGGTCAAAACAAGCAGGTCTATTTCAAACAATTCTTGGTGCAGTAATTATTGCGATTGCCTATTTCAATCCATTCGGTATGCTGACCGGGCCAATGATTTCAGCGGCTTATGGAATGGGCATATCAATGGCTTTGGGTGGGGTGGTACAAATGCTCTCGCCTCAACAGCGAGGGATCAGCGCAAAGGACGGACCCAACAACGGTGCATCTTATAATTTCAATGGCCCTGTCAATACAAGCGCCCAAGGCAATCCTGTACCACTGTTATACGGCCGCATGATCTGTGGCTCGGCAGTCATCTCCGCCGGCATTCTCGCGGATGACAAAGTCTAGAACTATCTCAGACGCCTGCAACACGACCTCAAATCCCGTTTCCAACGGGATTTTCATTTTCAGAACCATGTAAAGCCCCGCCTGAAGCGGGGCTTTTTCATTTGTAAGGCCACATATGCAAAACATCGTTGGTTACGGCGGCGGCAAGGGCGGCGGCGGCGGTAGCACTGCCACAGAATTGCGGGACAGCCTGCACAGCATCGCCTATGCTAAAGTGCTCGATCTCATTTCCGAGGGCGAAATCAGAGGCCCGGCCAACGGGCTGCAATCTGTGTTCCTCAACGAAACGCCGCTGCAAAATCCGGACGGTTCGTCAAACTTCAAAAGCGTGACGGTCGATTTCCGTTCCGGCGCCCAGACGCAGGATGTGATCTCCGGCTTTCCCAGCGTAGAGAATGAACTGGGCATCGGCGTGGAACTGAAGTCGTCTGCGCCATGGGTCCACGCCGTCAATAACCTGCAGCTGTCGGCGGTACGCATCCGGCTGTCGGTCTCGGGCCTGAGCAAAGCTGATACCAGCAACGGCAACATCAACGGCTACCGGATCGATTACGTCATTGAAGTGTCGACCGACACCGGCGCTTACCAGCCCGTGATCACTGCCGCTTTCGATGGCAAGACAACCTCGAAGTACGAACGCAGCCATCGGGTCAACCTGCCGAAGGCGGCGCAGGGCTGGACGGTGCGGGTGCGGCGCATCACGCCGAACGCCAATAGTTCTTCGGTGGCCGACACCACTACCATTACTTCCATCACGGAAGTGATCGACGCCAAGCTGCGTTATCCGATGTCAGCCCTGGTCGGCGTGCAAGTGGACGCTTCGCAGTTCCAGAGCGTGCCGACGCGCTCATATGACATGTACGGCCGCATCATCAAGGTGCCGAGCAACTACGATCCCGCCACCCGTATCTATAGCGGCGTGTGGGACGGCACCTTCAAGCCGGCCTGGACCGATAACCCCGCCTGGGTGTTCTACGACCTGGTGCTGAACGACCGCTACGGCCTGGGCCACCTGGTGAATGCGACTCAGGTCAGCAAATGGTCGCTATATCAAATCGCACAATATTGCGATGTCTTGGTGCCAGACGGCAAAGGCGGCACCGAGCCGCGCTTTACCTGCAACCTGTATTTGCAAAGCCGCGCGGCGGCCTACAAGGTATTGCAGGACCTGGCGTCGATATTTCGCGGCGTGGCTTACTGGTCCAGCGGCAGCATTGTTGCCTCTTCCGATCTGCCTAGCGACCCGGCTTATGTCTACACGGCGGCGAACGTCATCGACGGCAAGTTTACCCGGGTCGGCAGCAGCAAGAAGACGCGCCATACGGTTGCCCTGGTGAGCTGGAACGATCCCGCCGATTTCTACCGCGCCAAGGTCGAATACCTGCAGGATGACGATGGCGTCGCCCGCTATGGCGTGCAACAGCTCGAACTCACGGCCTTCGGCTGCACTTCGCAGGCACAGGCGCAGCGGGCCGGCAACTGGGCGTTGCTGACTTCGCGCCTGGAAGCCGGCACGATTACGTTTTCCGTCGGCCTGGACGGCGTGGTTGCCGCGCCCGGTCAGATCGTGCGCGTCGCCGATCCGCACCGCATGGGGCGGCGCAATGCCGGCCGTATCCGCACCGCCTCCGGACGCACCGTGACGCTGGACAAGGCAGCTGTGATTGCGGTAGGCGACAAGCTGACCGTGATGCTGCCGACCGCTGTCTCGGAGACGCGCGTGGTGCAGTCGATAGCAGGGGACGCCGTAACGGTGTCGCAGGACTGGTCGCAGCTGCCGCAGGCGCAAGCGATCTGGTCCGCCGACAGCATCGACCTGGTGGCCCCCATGTACAAGATCTTCTCGGTGGTCGAGAAGGAAGGACTGACCTACGAGATCAGCGCCACCCAGCATGAGCCTGGCAAGTATGCTTATATCGATAACGGCACGCGCATCGAGCCGCGTCCGGAAAGCGGCATAGGCACGCGGCCGGCGGCGCCGACCAATCTGCAATTCACGACCTTCCCGTACTGGATCGATGATTCTGTGGGCGGCATGAACGCCACGCTGAGCTGGACCGGCTCCGGCGCCAACTACCTGGTGTCATGGCGCAAGGCGTTCGGCGCCTGGACCAATGTGTATACACGCGAACCCAGCTTCGATATCAGCAATGCGGTTATCGGCGCCTATGAGTTTCCGTGGTTGCCATTTCATCGGTCGGCCTGGAGTCGCCGGCGGCAACCCTGAACACCAGCGTCGTTGCAGAATTGCCGCCATTGGATGATGTAACAGGGTTGATGCCTGAGGGCGCATTTTCCACCGACACGGCGAAGATCAAATGGGACGCCGTCAAAGGCGCGACTTCCTACTCGGTGCAGGTGCTGGCCGGCAATCCGACTTTCATTGCGCGCCAGGTGAATGTCGGCAATGCCTTGCGCTTCGATTATTCCGCGGCCGACATGCGAACCGACGGCGGACCTTGGCGCAGTGTGGTGTTCAAGGTCAAGGCGTTGGGAAAATTCGGCACGGCCAGCAAAAACTGGACTCAGATCATCGTCAGCAACCCGCAGATCGGGCCGTTGCAAGGCATTCAGGTGGACGCCGCGATCAGGGCCGGCTATTTCCAGTGCAAGGCGCCGGTCGACGGAGATTTCTCCGGCATCATGGTGTGGCTGGGAACCGCCGCCGATTTCATCGCCAGCGAAGCAAACCTGGTCTATGACGGCCCGGATTGCTTCGTCACTGTCAAAGGTTTGACGGACGGCAGTGCGCTGGCCGGCGGCGCCACTTATTACGTGCGTGCGGCAGGTTACGATACCTTCGGCCGCGATAGTCTCGCAGTCAGCCCATCCATCGCCTTCCAGCCGCTTGCGAATGCGCCGGATGCCAATACCATCGGGTCGGGCATGATCAAGGATGGCGCGCTGGATATAGGGAAGTTTGCATCCGGCATCGAACCGATCGGCGTGGTGGATAAATTGCCGGATCCGGCTGGATATAGCGGCGCCAAGGTTGTCCTTAACCGCGCGGACGGCAAGGTGTATCGCCTGGTTAATGGTGCCTGGACTGCATCTGCCAGCGCCACTGATTTGGCCGGGCAGCTGCAGAACGGACAGATCGGGCAGGGTGCGGTTACGGCTGACAAACTGAATGTCAGTATTGGCGGCGGTAACCAATGCGTCAATAGCAGTTTTGAAAAAGACGCTGACAGTAGTGGTATGTCTGCGGGGTGGGGCTACTATCATAATGATAACAATGGGACTTTCCACAGCTACCTGACAGATGGTCGTCGGGCAGGTACTCGCGCCCAGTTGGTTGGATGGAGTGGAGGTCAAAATCAAAGTAGCCGTGGGGTATACGCAAATGCGGTGGCTGGGGGCTGGTTGCCGAACAAAACCTACGTTTTGTCGTATTACGCAAAGGGGTATAACACCGCTCTTGGCAATCGCATGTCGCTTGGCTGGAACGTCGGTCCCAGTACAACGCTCTGGCTAAACAATCCTCCGTTGACGCCGGATTGGCAGCGTTACGCATTTTGCCTCACCTTTGGAGACAAAACTGAATCTGGAATGTTGTTTCTGACGATTGATTGGGGGCAGGGGGGGGGAGATGGCGCTATTTGCTTTGACGATGTGCAAATTGAAGAAGGCGATACTCCGACAGGTTACGCGCCGCAACCTGACGAGATTCTTCCGGGAGCGGTTGGCAACGACCAGGTAGCCAATGGTGCAATCTCTGCAGTCAAGACGGCGATTGCCGCCATTGACCCAAGCAGTGGAAATTTGGCGGCAAATTCGGTTACGGCGCGCACGGTAGCTGCTGGTGCAATTGCGGCTGTCAATATTCAGGCAGAAGCGATCACCGCTCGCGAGTTGGCTGCTGATTCAGTCGTAGCCGGGAAGATCGCGGTCGGTGCAGTGAATGCCCGCGCCGTTGGGGCAGATAGTATCGTCTCGAATGCACTGCAATCGAATGTGATCGTGGCGCGTCACATGACGGCAGATTCCGTGATGGCCGGAACCGTGGCCGCCGGCGCGATCAATACGCGTGAGTTAGCTGCGGGTGCTGTGACGACTGCCAAGTTGACAATCGGGGATTTCAGCAACTTGGTCGAGAATCCGGATTTCACCCTGGGCGACATTAGCTGGATCAAGGAGACTGGTTGGAGCATTGGCCCCACGAACGGCATGAATGGCTCGGGCGTTGCGATTTGCTATTCACCGGTGGGGTCAGCAATACGCAATAATTATGCGGTCAAGGTTACCGCTGGGGATACGTTCTACGCAAAATGTTACGCCGCGTTGAATGTTCGATCTGAGCTGTGCTACGTGCGCATTGTTGGCCGTAATGCGGCGGGTGCGGAAACCGTGCTGGCAGCTGGCAATAATGCGAATGCAAGTTCACCCACTTGGGTATTGTCTGAGGTCACAGGGACTGTGCCGCCAGGCATTATTTCAGTGCGTCTGGACGTCGTTGGCGCAACTCCGTCGGGAGCTTCGGTATCAGGTTGCGGTTTGTTCCGGATGTCAGGAGCTACTCTCATTCAGGATGGGGCCATCACCACCAGCAAGGTGGCCGCTTCGTCAATTACCGGGGACAAGATCGTGGGGAATACGATCACCGGTGACAAGGTGGTCGCCAATACGCTGACAGGCGATAAGTTCGTCGCTGGTAGCGTCTCGGCCAACGTCTTGACGTCTGGTGTAGGGTCAGGCAACTTGATTTACAACGCTGCGTTCACTGCTCAGTACAAAGCTTCATCGGGCTTGCTGGTGCCTGATGGGTACGGCGTAGGATCTGACTTCAACACTAATCCATACGTGTACGGCATCAACTATGCCGGTGATCCATGGCATCCCGTGGGCGTTGATTGTATTGCTGTTTTGCAGAATGGCGTCGCGCCAAACGACAATCAATGGGTCATGTGCCCTCGAGTCCCTGTCGTGCAAGGCGCGTGGTACGAGGCCTCGGCATATACCGGTGCACACACATGCAATGTGAGAATCAGTATCGGCTGGATTGGCGGCAATGGGGCGTGGGTTTCATTTTCAGAAGGTACCAGCAACGCACAAGAAGCAAGTGGTGGGACAACGTTGGCTGGATATAAGCGCTTGTTCGCGTTGGCGCAAGCGCCGGCTGGCGCGGTGCAGGCCGTGGTGTTGGTCTATAAAAATGGGACTATAGCACCAGCAGCCGGCGGATCTTGGCTGTTCATGTGTATGCCCTATATGGCAGTTGCAAACGGTCCGAATCAAAGTCAGCCCTCGCCCTGGTCTCCGCCAGGCATCGGCACGCAGATTCACGGTGGCGCGATCAAGACCAGCACGATCACCGCTGATCGCTTGGCGGTGACCGAATTGTCGGCAATCACGGCAAATATTGGACTGCTCAGAAGCGCCACCAGTGGTGCACGCTTCGAGTTGAGTACTACGGGGTTGATTGTGTACGACATCAACGGCAACGAACGGGTCAGGGTGGGGTATTTGCCATGAGTTTCGGATTTCGCATCAGGAAAGCGAATGGCACCGTCAAGATTGACTCTGACAGTTTCGGCGCCTTGTTCGCCGCTGCAATTGTAGTCCAGCCAAAGGGCGGGCCATTCATCCAGGCCTTCCCTCAGCAACAGGGGATGACTCTAAAGTGCTTGGGTAACGGAAGCACATTCGCTATCAGTTACCCAGGCGACGTGCCGACGATAACGATCAATAGCAACCTACTAACTGTGGCAACCACCTTTTATATTTTTGTCGTATGAGCGATTTCGGAGTCAGTTGGCGGACCAGCGCCAACAATATGGCGATCTCCACTCAGGGATATGGTCTTGTGTACATCGGACAAGGATGGAGCCAAGGTTACGCCGATCGGGGACCGGAGACTGCTCCCGTGTGTACAGCCTACGTTGTCAGCAGTATTTACACCCCGCTCGTTTTCATCGAAGCCCCGGACGGCGTGGTGTCGCGAGTGGTCTCCGTCAATCAAGTCAATAGCAGCGCCTGGGTGGTTGTGGTGGCATCGATTCAGGGAAATAGCCTACAGACGAAAACACCCGTCAGGTATGAACCGGTGATTCATATCTTTGCGCGTATGTCGTCGGCGCCGCCTGCGGAAAATTGGGGATTGTTAGTAAGGGATGCAGCAGGGAATCGCGCGTGGGATTCGCGAGAAAACATGATGTCGGCGCGCGCCTTGATCGACTGGCCAGCGCAAAGTTTTGCGGACGGTGGAGAGCACCAGCAATCGTTTCAGTATCCGGCATGGATTCAGCGTCCCGCGCATTTCGGATTTGGCGCTGGCTCCGGTATGTCGGTGTTGGGCAGTTCGCCTGTGAAAACCCAGTTCAATCATCTATGCGGTTTCAATCTGAATAATGGATTGATGCAACGTCGCCTGATGGTGGACAACTGGTGGTCTGCCGACAGTGGTTCTATTCCGCTGAGAGCGAGCTATCAGCAAGAATGCAGCATCATCATTGATGTTGCTGATTATGTTTGACTAAGCGAGGAGCGATCTCGGAAATATAAAGCGTAACAGGCGCCGGTTTTGACTAGATCAATAACCGGCGTTCATTTTTCAACCATTCATTCAATCAACAACAGGAGCAACAAGTTATGACAATCAAAGGCATCGATATTCTGGTCGAAGACGAAGGCACCGGCGCGCAGGCGAATTTTCATCGGATCGAATTGTATTCGGTTGACGTGCGTAGCGGGCAGACAACCGCGCACGTCTCCGGATACGTATCTGAAGTCAAGCAACTTGCGGGGCGCAATCCGCTCATGCAACGCAGCGTCACTGTGTATGGCGTGCAGATCGTGGCATCGACGCGCAAGACTGGATCTACACGGAGCTGGTGAAGCCGGTTCCAGAGCAGCCGGCCGGCGAACTGTTGCCAGGTATGCCGATGCCTGCTATGCCAGCATGCGCAACGTCCTGGTTGGCGGCAAGCTGGTATCGGAAGCTGTTCCGGTCCAGCCATGAACGCGCTGCTTTTGTAAAGCCGCGTGAGCCGGCTTTTTTTTTCGTCCGAAGCCAGCCGCCAGGCTGGCTTTCTTAATGGAGGAACAATGCCTGAACCAACAAGCGTCCTTGCTGCATTCTGGCTGGCGATCACGAATATGTGTTACCGCTGCTGCCCGGAGCAATGGGATCGGCGGTCGCCCTCAAGTTCCTTGGCGACGGCCTGAACTGGTGGCAGAAGCTGAGCAGTTTTGCGGCTGGGCTGACTTGCGCAATCTACATCGCGCCGGCGGTGATCGAGTGGTTCAGCATTACCGGCAGCCGCAGCCATTCCGGCATCGAATTCCTGGTCGGCTTGTTTGGATTGGCGACATGCCGCGAATTGTTCAAGGAAATCAATGAGGCTGACCTGATCGGCGCCTTCAAGCAGCGCTTCCTGGGGAGGCGCAATGATCCAGCTAATTAATACACTGGCGAATGCAGTCATGATGATGTTCTGCTTGTGGGCTGTTTTGAACAAGCATCTGGAAACCAAGATTTTCGGCACTGTCGCGCTGTCGCTGGCAGCGATTACGTCCTTTATCAACGTGCTGCGGCCCGACTCATTCGGATTTTTTGGTGAACAGTCGGAAGTGCTGTCGAATGTTGCGGTCGCCATTCTTGCAATATGGTTCTGGGTCCGCTGGCGTCAATGCAATTGCAGGAAAAAATAATGAATTTAAGTGCTAAGCAACTCTCAATGGCATTGACGATCCCGCTCGAACGGGCGATGAGCTGGATCGATCAGATCAATATCGCCATGGCCGAATTCGGCATCAACACGCCAGCCAGGCAAAGCAGCCTTCATTGCCCAGATCGGGCACGAAAGTGCCGGCTTGTCACAAACTTCCGAGTCGTTTAACTACAAGGCGCCGGCGCTGGTCGCCACTTTCGGCAAGCGTATTGCAGCTACGGCTGCGGCGCTGGGACGGCAAGCGGATGAGCCGGCCGTCCCGGTCGAACGCCAGATTCGCATCGCGAACATTGTGTATGCCAATCGCTACGGCAACGGCGATGCCGCTTCCGGCGACGGCTGGCGTTATCGCGGCGGCGGCCTCAAGCAGATCACGTTTCATGATAACTATGCGGCCTGTTCCGCGGCGCTCGGCGTGAACCTGCTGGCCAATCCGCAGCTGCTGGCTGTCGATAAAGGATTGGCGGCGCGTTCGGCGGGATGGTTCTGGTTTTCGATCGGGGGCAGCAGCTATGCCGACCGTGGCGATTTCGATGGCCTGTCGAGGCGAATCAATGGTGCAGGGATTACACCTGAAAGCCTTGCCGCTCGACGGGCGCGCTGGGCAGTTTGCAAATATAGATTGGAGGGGGCATGAGTTTCCTGAGTTCCATCCTGCCTTGGTGGGTGCGCTGGCTGGCTTTGGCCTTGGGGCTATTGCTTAGCTTCACGTTCGGCCAGCTGCGCGGCCAGCGGATCGAAGGAGAAAAGCATATCGCCTATCTCACGCAACAAGCCGGGCGGTCCTTCAAGATCGCCAAAGCGCAGCAAGCGGTCGTGGCGCAAACACAGATCAAGTATGTCGACCGCATCAAAACTGTCTACATCAAAGGGGATGAAATTGAGAAGCAGATACCTATCTACATTACAGAGGCTGATAACGTGGGCTTCGCTGTCAATGCTGGCTTCGTGCGCATCTACGACGCCGCCTGGACAGGTAACGATCCCGGACCTGCCGCAGATTCTGACCGGGAACCCGCCGGAATTTCGATTGCTCAGGTCGCTGAAGTCAACACCTTCAATGCCACCTCTTGCCGCGCCTGGCGTGAGATAGCATTGGGCCAGCGCGAGTACTACCGGCGACTGCAGTCGGTTACCAACAAAAGCGAACGATAA